GCCGAGGCGTTGCGGTGCTGTGCCATGGCAGACGTTTACGAACGCACCACCTTGCGTCTAGCGGCAACGCCGGATGACGGGTTCGAGGCGATTCTAGCGAAACTGCTACCGCCACTCTTCAAGGACTTGCGCACGTGCACGGCGGAAGTTCGCCCGAAGGTCATAGAGCTGCTCAACCACTTGCTGAAGCGCTGTCGCGCGCTTCCGGCTGTACAGCTTCCGCTCCCTGCGCTGGCTGCTCCGTGGGCAGATCCCTGAGGATTGGGATCAGATGTCCGAACACATCCAGTTCGACTATCTGTATGACAATCACTTTGCCGAACTTAAAGAGGCAGAGTTGATGAACGAACGTCTTAACCTCATGGTTCAGATCGAACCATATATTGGTACTTACTACAGTAGGGACTATGTTAAGCGTAAGATCCTTCGCCAAACGGATGAGGAGATCATGGAGATGGACTCTGAGATGGAAGAGGAGAATTCGTTGGGCACAGGTGTTCCATTGGAGACTCAGCAAATGATGATGCAGGGTCAGATGGCAATGGATGGTGCTTCTACAAATCTCGGAAATACTTCCAGAGATCCCGCGCCAGATGAGTCATCAACCGAGTCTCCTGGTATTGATATTAAAAAAGCAAAGATCTAACTGATAAATAAATACATCACTTTATAACAAATTATGGATTCTGCTGAATTGATTAACAAAATGGTTGGTGATGCTTCTTCTTCAGAAGTATCCGATTACATCAAAGGTGTTCTTTATTCCAAAGCAGGCGAAAAAGTTGATGCCATGCGTCCCGAAGTTGCCGCAGGTCTTTTTGGTGATAAACCAGAAGTACCTGAGCAACCAGAGGAACCAGCGGTAGAAGCAGAACTCGAAACTGAACCTGAGACCGAAATCCAATCAGAACCTGAAGTTGATCCAGAACCTCAAGAGGAAGAATGAGCGCATCACAACCAATCCGTCCAGTACAAAATGTAGGTAATCTTGCATCAGCAAATGCTACCGCTGTAACCAAGGACGCCATCGTAATCAAGACTGGCACCCTTTCTATTTCCGTCACTGACGAAAAGAAAAGCGGTCACATCGGCGTATGCAACACGACTACTTCTGGTGGTGTTGGTCTTGTTACGTGTCACGTAAACAAGAACGGCGAGAAACTACTTCGTGTAGGTCATCCAGCAAACGCAACGGTGACAGCAGCAACTGCCGCTAGTCCTACAGTTCTAACACTCAACCATCCTGATACCAAAATCAAGGTTGGTGATTATGTAACTATCAGCGGTTCTTCCGTTGGTGATTACAATGCGGTCCACAAAGAAGTAACCGCAGTATCAAGTCCACAGAGATTTAACGAGTACGCTCAGACGATCACTGTTTCTCACGATGCATCAGGTGCCGGAGCATTTGCCGGTACTGCTACTGTAGCAAAATCCGTAATTCCAGTTCTTTATCCGGCAACTTCTAGCGGATGTGACGCTTACGTTCAAGAGGTACAAGTAGGATGAAACTAATTTCCGAAGAAATCGAATCAGTAGATATTCTTACCGAAGAAAAAGACGGTAAGAAAACCCTATACATTCAGGGACCATTTCTACAAGCAGAGGTAGTTAATCGCAATAGGCGTTGCTATCCAATCGCTACCATGTGTAACGAAGTAAAGCGTTATACTGATGCTTTCGTATCCACAGGTCGGGCACTAGGTGAACTAGGTCATCCCGATGGTCCACAGATTAACCTTGATCGCGTTTCTCACAAAATTGTAGAACTACGTCAGGAAGGTAATAACTTTATCGGCAAGGCACAAATCCTATCCACACCAATGGGTAAGATCGCCGAATCCCTTCTGGCAGATGGGGTTAAGTTAGGTGTCTCCTCTCGCGGCATGGGTTCCATTGTCCAACGCGACGGTGTAAATTATGTTGGCGAAGACTTTATGCTTGCCACTGCTGCTGATATTGTAGCAGACCCTTCTGCCCCAGATGCTTTTGTTAATGGCATCATGGAAGGCAAAGAGTGGGTGTGGGAAGGATCAGTTTTGCGCGAGAAAAAATGTCAAGAGATTAAAGAATCTCTAAATATTACTATGGTTGACAGAGAAATCTATGAGGCAAATAAATTGCGCCTCTTTGCAGACTTTCTGTCAAATATCTAAACCCTAAATAATACTAGCAATTTCAGGTACTCTCGGAAACTTCAAATGAGCGTTAATAACGAACTACATGAGATGGAGAACCAGGTAACGAAGGGTGCTCAGGCTGCCGATCCCATGCCTAAGGCACCTAATTATGTTCCTGACGCAGGAGCAATCGAAGACCTCGGCGGTCCTACTCCAACCAACTCCAGACCAGACGACGGGTCCAACAAACTAAAGACCCCTTCTGCTACTCTAGCCCAGAAAGGCGATCCGCATTTTAAAAATGCTGCCGCTGCTACCACGATGCCAGGACCCGGTGCTCTAAAGAGCTCTGGTTATGGTCGTGGTGCTAACGAAGAAGTAGAAGCAGAAGAAGAACTCAATCTGGAGGAGGACGTTGCTGCTCTCCTCGAAGGCGAAGAGCTTTCCGATGAGTTCCAAGAAAAAGCAAAGACTGTTTTCGAAGCAGTCGTAAAAACTCGTATTGCTTCTGCTAAAGAAGCAATGGAATCTCAGTACGAGCAGACACTTGTAGAGCAAGTAGAAGCGATCAAGTCTGAGCTTACTGAGCGCGTTGATGGTTATCTTGAGTACGTTGCTCAAGAATGGATCAACGAAAACGAACTCCAAGTCCAAAACGGTATCCGTGGCGAACTTTCGGAGTCCTTTATGACAGGTCTCAAGGGACTTTTTGAAGAACATTATGTACAACTCCCTGAAGAAAAATACGATGTACTAGAGGCAATGGTCTCTAAACTTGATGAGATGGAAAACAAGCTCAACGAACAGATTGACAGCAATGTCGCTTTAACTAAGCGTCTTTCTGAATCTGTTTCTGACAACATCCTAGATGACGTATGTGAAGGTCTTGCCCTTTCCCAAAAGGAAAAGTTAGCGGGTCTTGCTGAAGGTGTTGAGTTTGAAAGTGAGGAACAATATCGCGAAAAACTTGTTACACTTCGCGAAGCATATTTTGCTCAGAAACCTGTAACAGATTCGCAAGAGGTTATCTCTGAAGATGCCCCTGTTGGCGAAGACGTTTCTCCAGCAATGGATGCATACTTACGCGCTCTAACCCAGTTCAACTAAATTAACTAAAACTTCCCCTTAAGGAAACCCCCAAATGTTCAATTCTTCTCAATTACAGAAGAAGTGGGCACCTCTACTAGAAGCTGAAGGTCTTGATAATATCAAGGACAATCACCGTAGAGCTGTTACTGCCCAACTTCTCGAAAACCAAGAAAGATTTTTAAGAGAGGACCGTGCGTTCCTCGCCGAAGCACCCCCTACCACCTCACTAGGTGGTGGTGGCGGAACTGGTTCCGCTCCTGCCTTTGGTGGCGGTGCTGCCTCTGGTGGTCCTGTTGCTGGTTTTGACCCCGTTCTAATCAGCCTCATCCGTCGCGCAATGCCCAACTTGGTCGCTTATGACCTTGCTGGCGTTCAACCGATGAACGGTCCTACTGGACTGATCTTCGCAATGCGTTCACGCTACGACAATCAGTCTGGCACAGAAGCATTCTTCAACGAGCCTGATTCGGCATTCTCCGCTCAGAACTCCAACGCATCCTTTACCGATCAAGGCGATTACGCCCTTGGCACTACTGACGGCGGATCCGACGTTGGTTTCGGTACAACTGCCCAAGGCGGTTCTAATCCTTCCATCCTTAATGGTGGTGCTGGTAACGCTTATAACGTTGGTCAGGGATTTAATGCTCAGAAACTAGAAACCCTAGGTGATGGTTCTAGCAACGACTTCCGCGAGATGTCGTTCAGCATCGAGAAGGTCACTGTTGCTGCTCGCTCCAGAGCACTGAAAGCTGAGTACTCACTTGAGCTTGCTCAGGACCTTAAGGCGATCCACGGTCTAGACGCCGAGGCGGAACTCGCTAACATCCTCAGCACTGAGATTCTTGCTGAGATCAACCGCGAGATCATCCGTACCATCTACAAGGCTGCTGAGCCTGGTGCCCAAACTAACACTGCCACCGGTGGCGTGTTCGACCTCGACGTTGACTCCAACGGACGTTGGATGGTTGAGAAGTTTAAGGGTATGATGTTCCAACTCGAAAGAGATGCGAACGCAATCGCTCAGAGAACTCGTCGCGGGAAGGGTAACATCATCCTTTGCTCTGCTGACGTTGCTTCTGCTCTAGCCGC